GACTGGCAGCTCAGGGTGCGGCTACCCAGCTCGGTGTGAACCGCAACCAGCGCAAGGGCTACCTGAAGAGGGAAGACTGATGCCGAACATCCACGCGGAGATGGTGCATCTCCCCGGCTTCAAACCGCCCAAGCCACCGCCGTTCAAGCGCCCCAACCGGATGGGTGCGAAGGCGAAGAACCTCTTCGGCAACGCCACCTCGACTCGCGCGCGGAACCCGCACACCGGGGACAAGATCGGCAGCAACAAGTACCGCGCCCCAGAAGGCCTGGGGTTCGCTGAGCAGGAAGCCAGGACCAGCATCCTCACCAATGCTGCTATCACTGGTGGCTCCGCTGGTCTGCTTGGTGGTGCTGGTGCTGGAGCGGCGGCGGCTCACCGGAGGTCGAAGAAGAAGTACCCCGACGCTCAGAAGTTCGGGAAGGCGAAGGTCTACAAGATCACCGAGCTGGGCTCTGCGGCATCCAAGCTGAAGCAGCCGCGCTGGCCTGGGCTCAAGCCGGTCAAGTACGCCACCGTTGGTGCTGCCGCAGTAGGGGCCCCGCTCGGCTACCGGGCCAAGATGCAAGACGCCAAGGACAGGCAGGACCTCTACCGGAAGAAGCAGAAGATGGCTGGACTGAGCAAGCGGCTGAACGCCACGCCCCAGGAGCGCCACAAGGCTCTGGTCTGGAACTCCGACTTCACCAACAAGGGTCCCTACAACAAGCAGGAGCGTCGGGTCGCTGCCAAGATCCAGTCCAAGGAGCAACTGAAGGGCCAAGGCAAGGGTGCTCTTGCTGGTGGTGCGCTTGGGACTGCGGCTGGTATTGGCGCTGCTGCCGCTTCTCGTGGTCGGATCACCCCGAAGCAGGGCGCGATTGGCGGTGGGTTCCTCGGTGCCTTCGCTGGTCAACAGCGCGGTGACTACGTCGGTCGGGTCAAGGGTCAGCGCAAGTACAAGACTGCGCTGGGTAAGAGCGCGAGCGTCTCTGCGTTCGGGATCGAGCACTGAGCGATGCCTGAGCGCACCCGGAAGCAGAAGGTAGGGCTCGCAGAGGCTGGCGTCGGTACGGCGATGGCCACTGGAGTCCCTGCTGGCTTTCGCGCTGAGCACGCCGTCCGAGGCCGGGTCAGCACCGCGTTCACCAACCGGGCCAAGAGCCAAGAGGCCAAGATCGGTGATCTGAAGGCGAACCGGCCCAAGCCGCGCGTGGTGTCCAACGGCAAGCTGTCCCACTTCGCTTCAGCAGAGAGTGCGGCGGACAAGGCCAAGCGGGCTACCAAGATCCGCACCCTTCAAGGCAAGGCGGACAAGTCCTACCGAATCGCCCGGAACGCTAAGAAGATGAAGGTCTTCAACAACCAGACCAACGCCTGGGCAGTCGGCGCTGGTGTGGGGGTCCCGATGGCCTGGCACGGAATCCGCAACCAGTTCGAGAAGCGTGCCCCAACCCGGCGTCGGGATGCTGATGCCGCAGTCGGTGGTGCGGTCGCGGGCGGGTTCGGCTACCAGGGTCTTTCTCTCGCAGCCAAGCCGTTCGAGAAGCCAGCCGAGCGCAAGATCAAGAACGACCCGAATCTGAAGGCGAAGTGGAAGACGCACCGAGACGCCTACCTGCCGAAGAACGCTCAGGCAGGTCACCCTGGCTGGCGGCAGTACAACATCAACTACCCCAAGGACCTACCTGGCTGGAAGCTGAAGCGAGGCATGGCGCACGCCGCAACCGGGCGTTCTGGTACTGCCCTTACCGTGGGGATGGCGGCGGCTGGTGGAGCTGCCGGTTACGCGGCCAGCCGCAGGAACGTGAAGAAGAACGCTAGCGCCTTCGGAATCGAGCACTGATGCCGTACAAGAGCGATGCCCAGCGGCGGTACATGCACGCCAAGCACCCAGAGATCGCGGCGAAGTGGGATGCCGAGATCCGGCGCAAGAAGGTCGCCAAGGCCGAGAAGCCGCTGATGAGCGACGCTGAGCTGCGTCGGCGCAAGAAGCTCCAGGGCCACATCAGCCGAACCACCTCGACCCTGGGTCTGACTGGTGTCGGGCTGCTCGGTACCTCGCTGGCGCTGAAGAAGAAGCCGGGGCTGCTCAAGGCAGTCCCTGGGCTGAAGAAGGCCAACCCCGACAAGCTCCGCGAGGGCGCACAGAACATCGGTCTGGTCTCCGGTGGCATCGGCGGCGTGGGTGGCTACAACTTCGCGGCGTACACCAACGCGGAGTCCCGGAAGCGACAGAAGGTGGCCAAGAGCATGGACGAGATGGCTCCTACCTACGGTGTCGTAGGTTTCGCGAAGCAGTGGGAACCGGTCGCACGCAAGTACGACCCGGAGGCCAACCGGCGCAAGCGCGCTGAGACCTACCCCAAGCTCGCCACCGGCGTGTCGGCTGCTGCGGGAGCTGGCGCGGCTGCGTCGGCTGGAGCTGGTGCAGACAAGCTGCTGCGCTCTCGGGTGGTGCGCCCCAAGGGTCTGGTCGGGCCGATGACTCGTGGGCAGGCTTCCTGGGCTAAGGGGCAGGGAACCGTGCTGCGGACGGCGGGGCGCAAGAATCTGAAGACCGCTGCCGCGTTGGGGCTATCTTCGGCGGCTGCGGCGGCAGGGTCGAAGCACCTGAAGCACAAGCGCGACTCCGCGAGCTGGGCTTCTTACTCCAAGAGCGCTACATCAGCTTTCGGCGTTTTACACGACTGACTAGACGTACCTACGAGACTGAGAACTAGAGGTGATGGAGATGCCGAAGAGGCCGATCCGAAGCCTGTCGGACATGGAGATCGATGAGATTTCTCTGGTCGACAAGGGTGCCAACCAGCACGCGATGATCACCATCGCAAAGAGGGCTACCGAGGAGGATGTAATGCCCGATCTGTACAACGAAGACGGAAGTCTCGTTGACGAGAATGCCCTGAACGATGGTGACATCGTGTACGACGAGGAGGGCAACGCCTACCAGTTCGAGCTTGGCGCAGAGGACGAGGGCGATGAGAAGCCCGAGGCCGAGGCCAAGGAGAAGGAACTGGCTGTCGCGAAGTCTGCTTTCGGCAAGTCCCAGAGCCGCAGCACCAACTTCGCCGACCAGATCCGCGAGGAGCTGTCGAAGGCGTTCTCGGACGACGAGCGCGATGCAGTTCTCGCCAAGGCTTTCAGCCGGGTGGACGAGATCGAGAAGCGGTACCAGCAGGCCGAGCAGATCGCGAAGTCGGAGCGGGACCTGCGCCTGACCCGCGAGTACATCTCCAAGGCTGCCGAGTACAACCTTCCGGTGGACCCGCAGGAGCTTGGCCCGGTGCTCTACCGGATGGCCGAGACGATGTCCTACGAGGACTGCGCGGTGATCGCCAAGTGCCTGGAGTCCACCGGGGAGATCCTCTTCACCGAGCTTGGCTACCAGGGTGGCGGCGACAACGGCGACATCATGAGCATGGTGGAGCAGCAGGCTGTCGAGATCGGCAAGGCCGCAACCCCCGAGAACGTGAGCGCGGTGTTCGACCAGAACCCTGCTGCCTACGACGAGTACCTCTCCGCGCAGCGGGGATTCTGAGACAGGGAAGGTAGGAAACCGCTGTGGCGTACGAAGAGAGCCTTCGGTCCATCACGCTGAACGCTGATGACAGCCTGGCTGTGTACACCGGTGTCCCGAACCAGCCTGGTTCGCCCAGCCCTCACGGTGGCAAGCAGTACCACTTCGTGAAGGTGACTGGTGCACACCAGTGCGGTCTGGCCGGGTCCGGAGACAAGGTCATCGGTGTTCTCCAGAACAAGCCCCAGCACGAGGGCAACGCGGCTACGGTCGCGATCCGAGGCGTCAGCAAGGTGGTCTGCGATGCAGCCCTCGATGCTGGCGACGAAGTTGCAGCTTCCGCTGACGGACAGGCCGCTGCCGCTGGCACCGGTGATGCTGTCGGTGTGGCGCTGTCCACTACGGCGAACGCAGGCGAACTCGTCTCCGTTCTTCTCTACTGAGCGCTCTGAAGGAGGAGTGAGTAATGCCTAACCCGACTCAGAGCGATCTGCACGTCAATGTGCCGCTCACCAACGTCTCTGTGGCGTACATGCAGGACAAGTCTTCGTTCATCGCGGACAAGATCTTTCCTCGCGTGCCCGTCCAGAAGCAGTCGGATCTGTACTGGAAGTACAGCAAGTCCGATTGGCGGCGTACCGACGCGCAGAAGCGCGCGCCGGGTACCGAGACCGCAGGTACTGGTTGGAAGGTCGACACCGATCAGTACTTCGCCCAGGTCTGGGGTGTCCACAAGGACATCGACGACCAGATCCGTGCGAACGCGGACTCGAACTGGAGCCTGGACAAGGACGCGACCACGTTCGTGACCAACCAGCTTCTCCTTCGCCGCGACCTCGACTGGAACGACTCCTACTTCAAGGAGGGCGTCTGGGCCAAGGACCTCACCGGTGTGGCTTCGTCCCCGAACTCCACCCAGTTCCTTCGGTGGAGCGACTCGGCTTCGGACCCCATCGTGCAGTTCGCGAACCTCCAGACCGAGTTCGTGCTCCAGGCGGGCCGCAAGGCCAACACGCTGGTGCTCGGGGCTGAAGCGATCACCTCGCTGAAGAACCACCCGGACATCATCGACCGCATCAAGTACACCCAGCGTGGTGTCGTGACCGAGGACCTTCTGGCCTCGCTCTTCGATGTGGAGAAGGTCCTGGTGTCATACGCCTCGTTCACCGACGTTGCCGAGCGCAACGACACGGTCGAGCAGGACGACGCTGCGACCTACGAGTTCATGACCAACAGCAAGTCGGCGCTGCTCTGCTACACGCCGAACACGCCGTCGCTCATGACGCCTGCTGCGGGCTACACCTTCACCTGGAACGGCTACCTCGGAGGCAACTCCTACGGCATCCGGATGAAGAACTTCCGCATGGAGCACATCGCTGCGGACCGCATCGAGGGTGAGATGACCTACGACATGAAGGTCGTTGCTCCCGACATGGGGATCTTCCTGAAGGACGCCGTCGCCTGATCGACCGGCTGATGCCGAGGGGGCTGGGGTTTCGGCCCTGGCCCCCTTAGTCATAGGAGAACAAATGCCCAGTCAGCTCATCACCAACGACAACGTCGAGTTCATCTGCGGACGGAACTTCACGTTCAACGGCAAGGACTACAAGCTCGGCGAAGACTTCCCTCAGGATGAGGCGCTGGGTCGAATCGAGACGCTGGTGCGTACTCGGCACGTCATCCCGGTGGTGGAGTCCTACGACGTGAAGCCGCGTCACTGGCACCGCGAGGTGCGGATCAAGTCTGAAGTCCTCGACAAGCTCGGGGTGAAGCAGAAGTCGGAGTCTCCGAAGAAGGAGAAGCCGAAGATGGGGCCGGGAGATGACCCCAGCAACTTCGGCGTCAACGAGGTGCTGGAGTACCTGCTGTCCGACCACATCGACCAGGATGAGTACGACCGAGTGATCAACGCCGAGGTCAACGGCAAGGGTCGGAAGGGAATCCTCGATGACTGAGTCTGCGTTCGGCGTCGACCACGGCGATGTCTCCAAGGCGTTCGCGATGCCCAAGATCCCTGGCTCGGTCTCCAACGCTGGCAAGACCATCGGGGGCGGGTTCAGGGCGCTGGGCAACAAGGCTGGTGACGCGACTACCAAGGCTGGGTTCAAGCTCGGCGCGAGTGGGCTGAATCGCGGTGCCTTCGGTGGGACTGTCGGGTCCAAGATCGGGACCGGCCAGATGAAGCTCGGCCTCGGCATGATGAACGCCGGAAACAAGATGAAGGCCAATCCCGGTCTGACTGGCGGGGCCCTTGCTGGCGGTGCCGCAGCCGGGGGTGTCGGCGCGTTCGGAATGAACCGGAAGAGGCAGTGAGGCCATGAACAGCGCATTCGGTGTCTCCCACGAGATCAACAAGGCACGTCGCGGGCCGCGCTTCCGCAGGGTGAGCGCTGATGCCACCGCGCGCGAACAGGCGCGTCAGGCGCGTCCTGGGGTGGGCGAGAAGATCGGCAACGCTGGGCGTAAGGCTGCTGGGTTCACCACCAAGGTGACCAACACCAAGGTGAGCATGGCCGACATCGGTCACGGCGTGGGCACTGGCACCGCCAAGGTCGGCACTGGGATCGGGCGCGTGCTGAACTACAAGCCGGGGCTGACCGGTGCTGCGGTGATCGGAGGCGGTGGCTACGCGCTGTACCGACACGGGAACAACAAGAAGAAGACCGTCAACGGTGTGGTCACCAAGAGCGCCTTCGGGATCAACCACGACGTGTCCAAGGCGATCCGGTTCCCTGGGGTCAAGCCGTTCGGTCCGGGCGCTGCCAAGGCGACCAAGTACATGGGTGACGCTGAGAAGCACCTGGTCGGGATGAAGAAGGCCCCGGTCACCAAGAAGCCGAAGATCGGCGGGGGACAGCTCCAGACGAAGGCGAAGTAGTGACGTTCTCCTACGACCCCTCCGAGCTGGGCACCGATCCTGTGGACACGGTGCGCTTCCTGCTGGCCGACACCAAGGACACTGGGCACTACCTCGAAGACGAGGAGATCCAGTTCGCCTACGACCGGTGGTTCCCCAAGTACGGGACCTACGAGTTCGTGGCATCGGCGCTGGCTGACACCATCGCCGCGCGATACGCCCCTGAAGCTTCGTACAGCGCTGACGGGGTCAGCGTGTCGCTGGGACCGGTGGGAGACCAGTTCCGTGTACTTGCTGCCAGCCTCCGCGAGCAGCACAAGAGTCTCCTCGTAGGGGGTCTTCCAGACGTGGGCGGCGTCTCCCCCTACGAGGAGCGCTCGCCTGAGATCAGGAACTTCAGCTTCGGCACCGGGATGCACGACGATCTGGCTGCTGGTCAGCAGGACTACGGCGACCGAGGCGCGATCTACTTCCCTGCCGAGGAATACCCAGGTGCGTGATGGTCTACCCGATCAGTCGGCAGGCCATCGACTTCGTCCGCAAGCGGGCGACCGAGGTCATGCAGTACCAGTGCCGGATCGAACGGGTCACCGCTGGCGAGCATGACGAGGACAGCCTGGTCTACACCCCAGGGTCACGGACGGTGATCTACGAAGGTGTCTGCCGGGTCTGGGAGGTCTCTGGCGGTTCCCCGGTGGTGATCAACGAGTCCGACATCGTGATGCAGTCCACCAACCTCTCCATCCCTTGGGACGTGCCGGTGGTCCCGCAGCGCAACGACGAGGTACTGATCACCAGCGCTCCTACTGATCCGGCTCTGTTGAACAAGCGCTTCCAGATCCAGGACAGCGCCAAGGCTGGCGAGATGCGGCCTACCCGTAGGTTCACCGTGATCAGCATGGAGAAGACCTCATGATCAGTGCCTTCGGGGTGACCCACAGCATCGAGAAGAGCTTGAAGCCGAACCACATCGCTGCGTTGAAGAATGCCGCATCGGACTACAGCCTGGGGAACTGGCGCAAGCAGTCGTACGCGCACTCCCGACTTGAACTGAATCGGATCTCTGAAGCAGGGCCGCTCGCTCAGCGCATGACTATCTCTCGGGGGATGTACAAGAAGCCGTTGGGACGACTCACCCGAACCAAGCGCAAGGTGCGTGACCAGAACCGTAAGCCGATCTTCGGGAATCCTGAGGTCGCCAAGTCCTACGTCCCTGGAGTGGGCTACAAGGCCGCTGCCAAGCTGGATCACGTCGAGCGGCACATCGTTCGCAACGCCACCCTCGGCAACGCGGCTGCGCGCAAGAAGGGGATCGTGCGACCCCAGAGCGGGCGCACCGAGATCAACCCTGGGATCAAGACCCCCAGAGGGAAGCTGAAGCAGGTCTTCCCGCAGTACTCCAAGGCTGAGACTGGCTCGCCCAACAACATGGAGGGCTTCAGCCTGATCAACGGACGCGGTGGTGGAATGGCCTTCGTCCACCGTGACGCCCACGATCCTGCGGCTACCTACCGCCACGAGATGGCTCACATCGGCCCACGTCGTAACCCGGTGCACTTCCAGGAGCGGGTCAAGGACGAGACCCGCAAGGGCCGCGAGGAGGGCCGCGCCGACTTCATCGCGCACGGGAAGCCCACCACTGGGCAATACCCCGGTGGCGAGCAGTTCCAGCGCGGGTACAACGAGGTTCAGGGCAAGATGGCTGCGGCCAAGTGGCGCAAGCAGAATAGGAAGTCCTGATGGCTCAGTCGGTAGCTTCGGCAAACATCTCCAGGCTGGCGGACGCGCTGCGTACCTCCGGTCAGCAGGCCGACGCCACTACCTACAACGTCCTGATCGAGTCCTCGAACTACATCCTGATCGAGATGCAGCACCGGGTGCCGGTCAAGAGCAGGCGGCTGTACAACTCCTTGCAGATCCGTGCTGAGGGACAGCGGGTGATCATCGGGCCGAACCTGCTGATCGCGCCGTACGCACCCTACGTCGATCAGGGCACCAAGCCCCACGAGATCAAGCCAAAGCGGGTCGGCGGGGTGCTGGTGTTCACCGTGAACGGACAGAAGGTCTTCGCGCGCAAGGTCCACCACCCTGGGACCAAGGCACAGCCGTTCGTGCTGCCTGCCTTCCAGGCGTGGGTGGACAGCCTTGGTCCGATGGCTGCACAGGCCAACATCGAGGTGATCAAGCGCAATGCCTAGTAGCCCTTCGCGTGGACCAGTGACCACTCGGCTTCTTGCGGAGCTGGCTACTGAAGGCTTCCCGGTGGGCGACAACGCCCAGCCTACGGAGCCCTACGGCTGGCAAGGAGAGCCGAACGGGGACGGATCGACCTTCACCCCCTGGATGACCCTGGCACCGGGTACAGCGCTGCCTCAGACCGTCCCTGGGGCTATGGGGGACACCGGCACCGAGTGGCGGATGACCTACACCGTCTACTACGCCGGTGTGTCGCGTAAGCAGTGTGAAGCGCTGGCGGACAAGATGCGGGAATCGTTGACCAACATCGCTCGTGAGGCCGTGTCCACGCCGACCGGGAACTGGAAGATCATGAAGATCTCCTGCACCAACATCGGGAACAACAACCGGGTGGGGAGCACTCTCCCCGACTACTCGTCCCAGGCAGACTCGTTTGATGTCTGGGTCACCAAGGAGAGGTGAGAACGAATGGCCAAGCTTGCGACCGTCAAGATCGAAAAGGACGGGATCGAGGGCGAAGTGACCCGCGAGGCTCTCAAGGCCTGGGAGCGTAACGGCTGGACTGCCGTAGATGATGGAAGTAGTGACGAGCCTGCTGAAGCGCCTGCCATCGTGCCTGCGCAACAGGTTCGGAACGCACCGAAGACCGACAGCGCCAAGGCTGACGAGACCAAGAAGGAGAACGGGTAATGGCTCGCCTGATTCCCAATGAGAACACCTGGATCGGCTTCGCGGCTGCCGGATCTATCACCGACATCGAGGCCCCTACCGCTGCGCAGGTAGCTGCTGCCATTGACCTCACTGGTTTCTGCATCAGCCTGAACGCCTCTTCGCGCGGCAACACCGTCCCGACTCCGAGCTTCGACTCGCTGTTCGAGACCTCCACCGCTGGTACGTCGGCAGCGACGTTCGACGCTGACTTCTACCGCGATGACGACGAAGACACCGCCTGGGAGACCCTCCCGCGTGGTACCCGTGGCTTCTTCATCATCAGCCGGTTTGGTGGCTCTGGAACCGCCAACCTGCCGGTCTCTGGTGACGAGGTCGAGGTCTGGCCGGTGATGGTCACCTCGCGCACGATGGCCAACATGAGCAGCAACACCGTGCTCACCTTCACCGCGTCCTGCTCGGTGAACGTGGAGCCTGCTGAGGCCGCGACCGTCGCAGCCTGATCCTGAAGTACAACTCCATAGCGTCCCTTTCCTACCGCCCAGGAAGGCAACATGACCGACACCGCCACTAAGACCGTGACGGCGCGGCGCAAGCAGAGTGAGGCGTCCAAGCGCGCCACGCTCGACATGCTGAAGAACAAGCCGCGTGCGACCACGGAGTTCTCCCTCTTCCTCACTGACGAGGATGGAGAACAGACTGAGGTGACTCTGAAGTACCAGGCAATCGGGCAGAGGGAGTACGACAAGCTCGTCTCCAAGCATCCGCCCACACCAGAGCAGCGGGTCGAAGGTGCCAGCTTCAACATTGACACCTTCGCCCCTGCTCTGATCTCAGCCTGTTGCGTCGAGCCAGAGATGAGCGTCAGCGACGCGAAGGAGATCTGGGACAGCCCGGATTGGTCTCGCGGTGACGTGATGGTGCTCTTCCGTAACGCCGTCGAGCTGAACAACCGGGGTCTCGACATCCCTTTCAGCGCGAACGGCTGAGGAAGGACGCTAACTTCAGCCTAGAGATGTCCTACTGCTCGGAGAAGGGCATCCCGCACTCGGTGTTCTTGGAGTGGGACCCCGAGGACCGTGCCAAGGTCTTGGCCTACATCATGGAGACCAACGCACGGTGCACCATGTGCGGGACCGCTCCGTGGGAGTGGGAAGAGAACAAGTTCGCCTACACCGCAATCGACGAGTTCTGTCGAGGTTGTTACCAGAAGGCGATGTTCTCTGACACCGAATCCACCTCGTTGCCGGGGACCAATGTCAAACTGGTTCCAACGACTCCATTGCTCAAAGCCGAGATGGCAGTGAAGGCTAAGAGGCGTCGGAGAATGAGAGAGGTGTAGCGGTGGCGGATCAGGACGTTCAGTCCAACGTCGTACTGACAGCGGATACCTCTCAGTACAACCAGGCGATGGCTGGCTCGGCCCAGCAGACTGACGCCCTTTCCGCCTCCGTTGATTCCCTCGGAGCCAAGCTAGACAAGCTCGCCAAGAGCGCTGGTCGCAAGCTCCTGGGTGTGTCCGCTGCCGACACCGCCGTGATCGTCGGTGCCACTGCCGCGTACGCCGCGTGGGAGAAGCAGATGACTTCTCTCAACGTCCAGGCTGCGGTGCTCTCCCGCACTCTGGGTGATGGCCGTCGCCAGTTCGATGAGTACGGACGCCAGGTCAACAGCCTGCGCCGGGACTTCGCGCAGTCGACCTCTGAGGCTGCCCAACTGGTCCAGACCATCTCGAAGATGAGCGACCAGACCGCTCCGGTGACCCAACTGGAGCGCTCCTTCGGCAAGCTCGGTGCCGCGATGGGGGAGTCTTCGTCCTCGCTGGCTGCCTCGATGCTTCAGCTCCAGCGCACGATGGGCACCTCCCAGCGCGACACCAACATGTTCAACAACCAGTTGACGGTGCTCCAGGCGCGCTCCAACGCAGCGGCGTCCTCGATCCTGAGCTTCGCCAACTCCATCGCCCCGGTCGCGCGCGTGGCGAACATCAGCCAGACCGACATCATGGGGATGTCGAACGCCTTCATCAAGGCTGGCCAGGACGGTTACCAGGCCGCCAACGTGGTCACCCGGATGCTCACCGACATCACCCAGGCGACGGTCTCGGGCTCTCCGGAACTGGCCAAGTACGCCAACCTCGTCGGGATGACCACCCAGCAGTTCAAGGAGCTGGGCGGTACTGGGCAGATCACTCAGATCTTCGACGCGATCAACCGTCAGGGTCCCCAAGCGATCACCACCCTGAACCGGATGGGTCTGGACGGTCTGCGCACAGTCCGAACGATCACCGCGATGGCCCAGCAGGGTGGCCTTGCTGGAGAGATCGCGGCTGCGCGTAGTGCTGACCCGAACGCGATGAACCGGGGCTCTCAGGCCGCACTGAGCGGGATCACCGACTCGATGCGCAAGCTCCGCATCGAGATGACCCAGACTGCTGAGGACTTCGGCTCGGCCTTCGCCAAGCCAGCGAAGTACTTCTTCGATTCGATGACCATGATCGCCAAGGCTGTTCACGCTGTCGTGGATTCGCCGTTCGGCAAGATGGCTGCGCTGGTCGTCGGAGTCACCGCCCCGTTCGCCGCTCTGGCCGGGACGATCCTGATGGCTGCCAAGGCTCTGACTGCCTTCGCGGCAATCAACCAGGTGGTACGGGGCGGTCTGATCTCGGGTGTTCGCGAGGGCCGAGGCATCCCGTTCGCTGAGCAGCAAGCGCTGATGGCTTCAGGGACGGCGCTGGGTCCGCAGGGTCGCAACGTGATGGAGCGCGGCTCCTGGACCAACCGGGCGTTCTACAACACCGGTCGTCAGCTCGGCTCCTTCCTACCTGCGCGTGGTGAAGGCCCAGGGCTGATGAGTCGGGGCGCTGGCGCGATCATGGCAGGCACCGGTGGCCTGGCCCGAATGACCGGCAACATGCTCTACGGCGCGGGCGCGATGCGGATGCCGTTCACCCCGAACTCGGGTGGCTACAACGACATCACCAGGCGCTGGAACATGTTCACCGCGCCTACTTTCGGTGAGTCAATGAAGCCGATCACCGGGTTCATGGGTTCGATCCGGGCTGGATTCACCGGTTCGGTGTTGAGCCGAATGCCTACTGGGCCAGATGAAGAGGACATCCAGCGCCGGATGCAGCGGATGGCTGGCTCCCGGCTGGCTGGGTTGTCTTCTGACGCTGAGCGCAGGGCTGCTGCTGAGCGGGAAGCCACGCTCCACGCTCGCACTGCTACCGCGATGGGCAACCTGGAGCGAGCCACCAGGGGTGCCTCACAAGGTGCAATGACCTTGGGTCGCGGCCTGGGCAACCTGTCGATGATGATGGCCGGTACTGCCGGTGGCGCGATGCGTGACGCGGGCAAGCTGGCTGGCCGTGGTCTGGGCGCTATCGGACTGAACCCCTGGATGCTCGGGATCATGGGTGGGGTCGCTGGCCTGTCGATGCTAGGCCGGATGAACCAGAGTTCGGCCAACACCCAGATGGTCAACACCTCTAACTTCGGTGGGGCCTACTTCCAGGCTGGTGGGATCAGTGCACCGCCGACCGCGAACATTTCCTACGCGCGTCAACGGCCTGCGGTCACCAGCATCGGTGCTGCGCTGAGTGTCACCCCGGCTGACATCGCCTACGCCAAGTCGGACTCTCACAAGCTCACCAACTCGGCGCTGAAGGGGCTGAGCAAGGACCAGGCGCTGGCTCGGCTGGGAATCCAGTGGCAGACACTGCGCCAGAGTCCTGAGGCGATCAACGCGGTCAAGCTGGACCTGATCGACAAGTTCGGTGAGACCCAGGCCAACCAGATGCTCAAGCAGCTCGACTCTGGCAAGCTTCCTGGACTCACCGACCTGGCTCATCAGGCTTCGGTGGGCACGGCGCACTTCGGCGCGCTGAGTTCTGGGAAGGCCTCGTCCAAGGCACTGGACCAGTACTACGGCGCGCTCAACGACCTGACTGACGTGACTTACCAGACTTCTGGTGCCCAAGCTGCTGCTCAGACGCGAGGTCGAGGGATTGCTGAGGGGTACGCCGCCTTCGCCGGTGGTGATGTCTCCACCCCGGAGCGGCGCTCCTTCGAGCACCAGTTCATGAAGAACGTCCTGGGGTTGAAGAACGTCAACTACCAGGGTGAGAACGGTGCGTTCGGCGGGATCTTCGATACCGGTGGAACCATCGAGCAGGCTGGCTACAGCAAGAACCTCAAGGGCTACATCACTGACCTGGCCACACGCGGGGCGCTGAGCAACGACAACAACCGCAAGGATGTCGCTGAGCGCTACGGCATCGACTACAAGGGGATGAGCGACAAGCAGTTCGCCACCGCCCTGTACAACACCATCAAGAACGGCCCGGATTACAAGAAGTGGGAGTCCACTCAGGAGACCACTCAGGACCTGCTGAAGGACGCCTCGGCGAACCTGTTCGGAGTCTCTGGCATCTTGGGCAACCGGGCGGTGCAGACCGCGCTGACCAACACCGGTGACGTGAACGCGCAGTACGCCGCCATCAACGAGATCCAGCGGAAGACCAGCGGTCAAGGGATTCGCGCTCAGTTCGCGGCTCTGACCGGGATGCAGCAGGTCGCTGGCGGGGACGATTCGATGGGCGCTGGACTGATCGGTGGCGGTCTCACCATCGCTCAGCGGAACCTCGGCTACCAGATGCCGTACATGACTCGGCCTCAGCAGTTCGGTGCGGTGACTGCGCAGACTCAGGGTGTTCTGGACACGGTTCGGGCGAAGGGCTTCAGCGGTGGGTTCACCCAGGAGAACCTGGACACCCAGATGGCCTCGCTCCAGCAGTCGACTCAGGAGCAGTACAACTACTTCAAGCAGATGCTCTACCAGCAGCGCGAGTTCAACGTCTCGCGCCAGCGGGCTGAGGACGACTTCAACACTCAGCGGCAATACGCGCTCACTGACTTCGATCTCCAGCGGTCCCGCTCCGAGCACGACTTCCAGCTCCAGCGGAAGCGCGCCGAGGCGGACTACGCGCTGTCGGTAAGCCGGAACCGGTATCAGTTCAACCTCCAGCGCGACCGTGAAGAGAAGGATCACCAGCACCAGGTGATGCTGATGGTCGAGCAGCAGGCCAAGGCCATGTACTCGATGTACGAGCGGGTCAACGTCCAGCGGACCAACTCAGCGCGATGGATCTTGGTCAATGCCAACGACCAGCTCCAGCGGATGCAGAAGCAGGAGGCTCAGCTCGGACAGCTCCGGAAGATGGGGTTGAGCGACGACGCCATCCAGCAGCTCAACCTGACCGACTCCTCCAACCAGCAGCAGCTCTCCCGGTTCGTCACTGAGGTCGCGGCGGACCCGAACCTGGTGAAGTCGTTCAACGACGCGGTCAAGACTCGACTGGCCGCTGCCCGTGATCTGGTCACTGACGAGTCTTCTACCGACTGGCAGGAGTTCCAGCGCTCCTACAACCTGTCCCGGAGCAGGGCGGCAGATGACTTCGAGCTGTCGATGAAGCAGTCTCGTGAGGACTTCAAGAAGTCGCTGAGTCGCCAGGACACCGACTTCCAGACCTCGCTGCACCGCCAGCAGCACGACTTCAACACCTCGATGGATCGCCAGCGCGACCAGTACAACCTGTCGATGCAGCGCGCTGCTGATGACCTGGCGCGCTCGGCGAAGACCATCGACGGTAACTTCGAGGAGATCCTGACCAAGGCGGTCAACAAGCTCGGAGGCCACGCCAAGAAACAGGCCCAGACGGTGCTGGACCAGTTCAACGCGCTGAAGGACTCCACCACCGGAGCCTCCACCGACATCATGACCGCGCTGGCGGCGATCTTCGGGATCGAGTGGACCCCGCCCAAGGCCAAGGCGATCAGCAACCAGGCTGCCAAGAACCGCGCCGAGATCATGGACGTGCACCAGGCCGCTGGTGGTGTGCTTCCGGGCTACACCCCAGGCCAGGACGTGCACCACTTCTACAGCCCCACCGCAGGCAACCTGCACCTGTCTGGCGGCGAGGCGATCATGGTCCCTGAGTGGACCCGAATGGTCGGTGGCGAGAAGGCCGTCGCGGAGATGAACAAGGCTGCCCGCACCGGGATGCGGATGGCCTTCCGTGACGGTGGGGTGATCCCGCAGCCCCGACTGGACGAGGCCAAGCGGTTCGCCAAGGCTCAGGTGGGTGACCCCTACGTCTGGGGTGGGGTTGGCCCTAACGGCTACGACTGCTCGGGCTTCATGAGCGCGCTGACCAACGTGCTGCTGGGCAACAACCCCTACCACCGCTTCGGCTCGACTGCGTCCTTCCCGTGGCCTGGATTCGCTCCGGGTGTCGGTCAGTTCACCATCGGCTCGACCAAGCACTACCCCGGCTCTTCGGTAGGCCACATGGCCGGAACCCTGGACGGGATGAACGTGGAGTCCCGAGGCGGACACGGCGTGATCGTCGGTCCTGGGGCCCGTGGCTACCGCGACCCCGGCTTCACCACGGTCTACCACCTGGGTGGTGCTGGCGACTTCGGCTACTCCGCTGGGGGTGCCGATGTGGGCACCGTTAGGTCGCTGCGCTCGATCCTTCACGACAGCTACCCCAAGGTCGAGGCTGCTGCTGCCGGGATCGTGCCGCACATCCTGGGGGTCGGGGATGCCTCGGCGATCATCAACAAGATGGCACGCAGGCGCTACCGCCAGCTCAAGAAGTCCGGGTTCGGAGACAGCCCGGACTCCACCGCTGGAGCCAGCCCGATCCCGGCTGGGCCATCGGACGCGACCAGCCCTGAGGCTGATGTTCGGATCGCTGCCTCGCACTACGGCTGGATGCCTAGCCAGTGGCGGGCGCTGTCCAAAATCGTGAGCCACGAGTCCGGCTTCAACCCGAACGCCCAGAACCCGACCTCCACCGCGTACGGCATGTTCCAGTTCCTGGACTCCACCTGGGCGAGCGTCGGCGGACACAAGACCGCTGACCCCTACCTCCAGGCGGTGTACGGCACCAAGTACATCAAGGAGCGCTACGGGAACCCGAACAAGGCCTGGGACTTCTGGCAGGCCCACCACTGGTACGGCGACGGCGCGGTGTTCTCCGGGGCTCAGACCATCGGTGTTGGTGAGCGCGGCCCGGAAGCGGTGATCCCGCTGAACGACCGGGGCGCGGACTTCATGACCAACCTGATGAGCAAGTACGGCTCTGGCAACGCGGGCCGTGCGCTGAACGTTCGGGGCAGCCAGCCGATCTACATCAGCAACCAGAACACCTACCACATCGACCGGTCGACCACCTTCTCCGGGGCGATCACCGTTCAGGCTGACAACCCTGGCCAGTTGATCGCGGCGCTCCAGCAGCGACAGAGGATGATGGCTATGGCGAACCCGGCCCTTGGAGGTGTGAAGGTATGACCAACCCGGTGCCCTACGGTCTGGCCGAATCCTCTGGTCGTCTGGACTACATGGCGGTGGAGGTCTCCTGGGGCTCCCGCTGGGAGAACATCAACGATCACGTTCGGTTCCGGATCGGCGCTGAGGGCACCCGCGACAACGTCCAGAAGACCTACAAGAAGATCACCACCGAGTCCCCGATCCTGGGCGGCAACTACCTGGTGCACGCGGTCCCGGACATGGTCAACGAGACCCTGGCGGTGTGGATCTACGGTGATGACCAGACCGAGCTGGCTGAGAACTACGCCTTGCTGGAGACCCTGTTCGAGCAGTGGGACTTCCGGATCAGGTGGACGCTGAACGAGTCTCGGGAGACCTGGCGCTGTCAGCTCCCAGACGCCAACGGATCTCGTAACCAGGTCTGGACCCACAACCTGATGGCGCGGATGAGCTTCACGATCCCGCGCTACCCCGAGATCACCAGGGAGACGATCAACTGATGTCCGGTCAGCTCACTCTGTGGGGCGCGGGGGAGTTCATCAACGCGGTGTTCACCAAGACCGCGCTGATCCCCAATACCTTCTACCTGGCTCTGATCAAGGACATCGCGCCCACTCCGTACGTCAGCGGTGCGGAGCTAGACGAGCCGCTCGGGGGCGCTTACGCACGCGCCGCTGTGCCCAACGATGTTGCGACATGGTCGAACGCAGGAGCGCTGAACATCACCGCCCTACAGGTCACCATCAACTTCATCGCAGCCACTGCCGACTGGGGAACAATCCGGTATTGGGCACTGTGTAACGCGACCTCGGGCGGCTCGCCGTACTTCGTGGGACAACTGGACTCACCACAAACTGTACTGACCGGGGACATCGCCAGGGTGAGTCCGGGTGACCTGAGCTGCGAGCTAGGACCGTTCTTCGCCTCCTGGGAGGTCTGATGGCAGTCAAGGCCGTCAAGCCGGGGCGCACATCGCTTAGCGTCACGATGCGGGCTCGGTTCGACACCGACCTGCCGTTAGTCTTCGAGGCTCCTGGTGGGCTGGTCCCGTTGCGGATCGCGATCTTCGAGATCGACCAATACCGGATGCGCAACGGCTGGCCTGCACCGATCCCGCCGATGGACATCCAGGCCAAGACCCTGTGCTCTGGGGACGGCGAGCATCTGGCAGACCGGCCTGACCCCTACCAGGTGGTCACCAACGCGCTGATGCGCTGGATCGTCGACCCCGACTACGTGGACTACACCGACCTGGCTTGGCGGGCGATCCAGCGAGGCACCGACCTGGAGTGGCGCTCCTCAGTGGAGTACATGCCGTCTTACATCGCCGACTACACCTACCGGTTCAACTCCGAGGTGTTCACGCTGCCAGCGCTGAACTTCGACTCGGATACCCGTAACCACATGTGGATGGATATGCACAACATCATGAACCCCACCGGCTACACGGTGATCATGGTGATGAGCCCGAACAGCGCCTATGGGCGTGACGTGGACGTGCCCTACAACGGGATCTGGTGCTACGGCGAAGCCACCCCGCCTGGGGACACCTTCTCCGAGCCCTCCAGTTCCTTCATGAACGTCACCACGATGGGCAACTTCGTCTACCTGGAGACCGACCAGACCGAGGTGTCTCGGGGCCCTGGCATCCATGACCAGCTCAACTCCAACTCCCCGATGTACCTGGTGATGAGCTTCAACCGACCCAACGCCGCGCTCTACGCAGGCTCAGGTCCGTCCTCGATGCACAAGGTGATCGTCCCGACCGGGACGACGGTCAACCCGCTGTCGCCCTCAGTGGTCCTGGGCCGGTCTACCGGGGATGTGCTGCACACTGCTGACATGGCTGTGTTCGAGATCGACATGTACGCCGACGTGCTCACCGACCAGCAGGTGATCACCGAGATCTCCAAGCTCTCCCGCGCCTACGGCGGTGACACATGAGCAGCCTGACTGCCCAGCGCTCTGAGTTCAGCCAGGTCGGCTACTTCCGGATCTACGCCCGCCCGCCTGGTGGTACTCGCCGGGAGATCACCATCTTTCGGGGCACCCCGGTGGTGGTTGGCTCAGCCACGACCACTGACCCGTTCAGTGAGCAGACCGCCTCTCTGGAGCTGCCTCAGGTGACGATGTGGGACAACCTGGGCGATGGTGACTTGGACTGGTGTGTCCCGGACGCGGACATCGACATCGTCTTCCAGCCGATGGGCCCGTACACCTTCAACTGGCGTTGGGAAGGCTTCATCGTCAACTTCGACATGTCGGTGGGCGGCAGCGAGTCCTCGTTCAGCGTCTCGCTGAAGGGCGCGCTCTACGGCCTGGACGACTACCTGGCCAAGCCTGCCTACCCCAAGCAGCCGATCCCCTACGAGCACCTGATCCGGCGTGCCTTCGACCAGAGCCGCAATCCGTGTCGGCTGGGTCCGCTGATGATGACCTTCCCCGATGGTTGGGACCTGCGGGTCCCGGACAACAACGACCCGGAGTACCTGAACTTCCTCAAGCCCTGGGGCGTGAGCACCGGGCAGCTCTGGACTGGGTTCACCTCGCGCTCGACTGGGTCCTGGGAGCCGGTGCTGACTGGGCACGTCCAGTCCCTGCTGACGGTGATGTTCGCAGATGGTGGCGCGCAGTGGACGATCCGGAACAACGGATACCGTCGTCCGGAGCTGTACCTGCGCCAGAAGCCGCACTCAAGCGATCCAGACATCCTCGAAGTCGATCTCGGCGCACCGGGAGTAGCGCTTCAAGTGTCCAAGGACTACACCCAGCGCGCGAACGTGATCTACGGCAACGGCCAGGACGACGCTGGGGTGGCGTTCAACGGGATGCAGGTGACCCCGAACGGGGACGCCACCTACTTCAAGCCGTTCGCCTACTCTCCGGTCTCCTACCCGCGCCAGGGCAACCCGTCGTTCATCAGCGACGTGAAGCCCAAGGAGGTCATGGTCCAGTTCCAGCAGGGCGTCTCTGAGGACACCGCGCTGAAGATCGCCCAGGCTCAGCTCTACCGCTTCAACGAGCCGGGAATCACTGGCACACTGACTCTTACCACGGACGTGCGGCTAGCTTCTGGACAGCCATTCCCCCGGTTGCTGATTCAGGCTGGCCGCACGATCCGGCTCAAGGGGATGCTGGGGATTCGCGAAGGGCTGCTGGTGCACGTCACCGCCGCCACGGTGGACTTCAAGGCGCTGTCGGTGACCCTGACCATCGACTCCAAGTACCGCGACGAGCTGACCGTCGAAGAGGTCAAGGCACGCACCAAGGACGCGCTCACCCCGCTGCGCTCGCTCCAGGTCGGGAAGTACTCCAACACGGTCCAGGACCTGTTCATGCCCTGGTCCTACAAGGAGGGTTCGGGTTGCATCCCGTTGGGCTCCAAGGAGTTCTTCATGGAGAAGCTGCCCAACGACGCGACCTTCCCCTACACCGACTTCACCACCACGTTCCCGCCGTCGAACCCGAACTACGCGCACTACTACATCAAGATCAACCCGACCAACACCACTGACTCCAACAAGAACTGGGCTGCTGAGGCTCGGGACGGCACGGCGGTGATGAGCATCCCGATCCGGATGAGCCAGGCCGGATCGATCAAGCTCTCTCAGATCGCGGCGTACTGGGGCGATGGCACGGTGGCACCGGTGCGCTTCCACGTCTCGGTGTACGCCAGCGACGGGGTGGCAGCCGATGCGATGCCGAAGTTCCCGATTGACCCGGACGATCCGCCTGGGGCGGTGAAGTTCCTCAAGCCGGACTCGGTTTCGGTGAACTACGGGGTAGGCCAGGCGAACCCGTTCTTCGAGGGAGCCTGGGAGCGGATCAAGCCTGACGGCACCGAGTACGACAACGACTCGATGCTGCCCGCCAACGGCTCTGAGCTGGTGATCGGCTGGGGCAACTACTACGAGCCTGCTGGCTACTACCCTGGCCGGTTCTCCAAGGGAGCCAGTCGCACCGGACAACTCTCGGACACCACTGCGTGGACCTGGGACCTGACCTCCCGGCTGGCCCTGACCAACCCGCGCCTGACCGCCAACGAGGAGTACTCCGGGATGCTGTTCGTCCAGATCTTCTGTGACGACCAAGGCACCCAGCCGGTGTACTTCCTGGGGCGCTTCTTCCGACAGGAGCCTGGAACGTCATGAGCGGGTCACTTCTTGTGGCGATTCCGGTCGCAGGTACGGCAGTGTCGCCAGCCCTGCTTGGTGATGTACGTGTTGAACTCGGTGAACTCGTGACCGTGCTTGCAGTGGGTCTTGTCCTTCTGCCCATTGCTGTTGCGGTTCCGAGCGATCATGTCCTGGGTGTTGTCCTTCTTGGTTCCTGGCTCAAGGTGGTCCAGGTTGTAGCAAGGCGGGTTGTCGCACTTGTGTCTGATCACCACTCCATCAGGGATCGGTCCGTTGGCCTCGGCCCAGACGAG